TCAAAGGCTACGGCAGCCAGCCAATTAACGGCTCGGTAACCGGCGTCGAAGTCCCCCCAAGCTCCGTAGTGCAATGGAAAGGAAACGGCAACCAGGCTGCTCCTTGGGTTGCTGTTGTCAACACCCTCGCAACTCCGCTCTAATAAGGATCTAAAATGCGCCAAACAACTGTATTAGCAGGGGTGAGCGGCGCAACAGAACCTGTAGTTCTGGATAAGTACATCGCGCCGTTTATGGTGTCTTATACAGCAACAGGGACGGGGATTGTCCAAGTATCCATGACGGACCCGTTCCCTGTTGTAAACGGGAATTTTGTTGCTCCGACTTTTTCATGGGTCACTGCCCCCACAGCTGCTCCTAACGGCCCTGACTTTTTGGGCCAACCATTTACTGCCATTCGGGTTACTGCTGGTGTGTCTGGCGATGCGCTGACTGTAATTCAAGCTGGCATAAAGTAACATGGCCGACGTAAAAATATCAGCCCTGCCGGCGGTTACGACAGTAGCTCCTGCCGTAGACGTGTTGCCGCTGGTTTCTAACAGCGGCGCATCTACAACTAAAGCAACCCCGAATGAAATAGTTTATGCAGTATTGCAAGCGACCGGAGCCTCGGGAAATGTATTGATTTCTCAAGGCACCGGCGCGCAGCCAATATGGCAAGCTCCTCCGCTAGGCCCCACTGGAGTTACTGGTGCGACGGGACCAACCGGCGCAACGGGAGCTACTGGCCCGACCGGCGTAACTGGCGCCACCGGACCTACCGGTGACACGGGAGCTACTGGCCCCCAAGTTCTTACCAACGTAACCGCTGGTGAGATTGCCAATATTGCAAACGCAATTAATACAACTGGCAAAGCTGCCGGTCGTATTGTTTGGGAAACCACAAACACCAAACTTAAAATTGCAACCGGTTCAGCTGCTGCAGATACTTGGGTTGATAACGGCGGCGGTAACGCCGTAACGCCAAGCTAAAATGTCAATCTACCTGGATACCCGGGGTAACTCTGTCCTGTCTGTAGCGATCTGTGATCGCTGCAGCAGAAAATTTGCTTATGTGGACCTCATGCCGGATCCAAATTTCCCTGGCATGAGGGTCTGCAAAGATGACTTGGATAATTTTGATCCATGGCGTCTGCCTGCACGTCAAACAGAAAACATCGCGCTCAGGCATCCCCGACCGGATGTCTCGATTGCTATTGAGAATCGCCACTTGATTACACAGGGCGCGCCTAACGGCGCCGGCGATTCATTTTTCATAGATCAAGTGCCGCCAGAGTCAACAACATCTGGCGAGCCTGGCGACATATTATACTAATAAAATGGCTGATCGTTCGATAACCCAACTGCCGGTTGCTGGCCCGTTAACAGGCGACGAGTTTACCGTCGTTGTTCAGACGGGAATAACAAAACAAGTTCAGCTTACCTCAATTGCTAACCTGGGCGGCCCCACAGGCCCGACAGGTGATCAAGGACCCACCGGCCCAGCAGGGCCGCAGGGAGCAACTGGTGACACCGGGCCGACAGGCCCGACGGGCACACAGGGACCCACTGGAACGACAGGGTCGCAGGGAGTTACCGGACCCACCGGCGCAACCGGCGCCGGTACAACCGGGAATACTGGTCCCACCGGACCGACAGGAGCGACAGGTGACACAGGACCGACGGGCGCTACGGGCGCTACTGGAGACACAGGACCCTCAGGACCAACAGGAGATACAGGAACTACTGGACCAACTGGACCTACCGGCGATACTGGAGCAACTGGAGACGCTGGGCCTACAGGGGCTACCGGTGATACTGGTGCAACCGGAGACACAGGACCTACTGGTCCTACAGGAGACACAGGGCCAACCGGATCAACCGGACCAACCGGAGCAGGAGACACCGGAGCAACAGGCCCAACAGGCGTTACCGGCGATACTGGACCTACGGGAGATACCGGAGCTACAGGAGCTACAGGAGCTACTGGAGAAACAGGACCGACTGGCCCGACAGGCGCTACTGGGCCCACGGGCGCAAACGGAATTAGTTCTGGTTTAGTTTTATACTTAGACACCGCTGGTGGTAGTAGCCCCGTATCTGGGGACTTGTTATACATACCAAACACCGGCGCTCAAACAACTGTTACAACAAACACTAATTCATCTTCAGAAACAGAAATTGGTTCGTTTGTAACGGCCAGTGGCAAACCTGGTGTTACAACCGTTGTTGGAGGTAACTGGAACGTTTGGCTGTACGCAAGTCGAAGCGGAGCCGCGGACATTAGGTTTTGGTCTGTACTCCAGGAGGTTGCATCTGATGGCACAACGGTGCTGCAGACGCTTGCAAGTGGCAGTTATGCTACTGGAACAGCAATTAATACAGGCTCGTCGTCGATATTTGACTTCTCTATTTATGTTCCGGTAACAACCCTTGCAAGCACGTCTAGCCGCATTAAAGTAACGCTGTACGCGCAAGCAGTTAGCGCAAATCCAACGCTGACATCGTATTATCGCGACGGGACAATTTCGTACATCGTAACAACGATCAATGCGAACGTGCAAGGTGAGACGGGCGCTACGGGCCCGACAGGGGCGACAGGCGCTACTGGCCCAACCGGTGCAACCGGAGCGACAGGGCCGACGGGAGCCACTGGCGATACGGGCGCAACCGGAGCAACAGGACCGACCGGCCCAACAGGCGCCACCGGCGCAACAGGACCGTTACCGTCAGGTGATGTAACTGGCGTCACATCGCTTAGCACGCCGGTCTACGTTCAGTTTGCTACCGGCGCAACGGGCGTTACTCAGGCGCCAGGGCGCATGCAGTGGGACGACGGCAACGGCACGCTTGAGTTCGGCTTAAAAGGCGGTAACGTAAACCTTAAAGTTGGACAGCAACTTGTTGTTAGGGTTTACAATGACACTGGCGCACAGATAAATAAGGGACAGATTGTCCGGATTGAAGGCGCGCAAGGCAATCGCATGGCTGTCTTGTTGGCGCAAGCAGACAATGACGCTAATTCGGTATCTACGATTGGCATGGCCTGCGAGAACATCGCGATTGGCGAAGAAGGCTTTGTCACCGCGATGGGCCTGGTTGAAAAACTTAATACGACAGGCCTTACCGCCGGCCAACCAATATACTTATCAGCTGTTACGGCCGGCGCGTATACCCAGACAGCTCCTACGGCACCCGACCATCTGGTTACGCTGGGTTATGTTGAGCGTGTAGATAATAACGTTGGTTCGATCTGGATGAAGGTTGACAACGGTTACGAATTAGGCGAGCTGCACAATGTTTATACGACTGGCGTTACTGCCGGTCAGGTATTAACGTATAATGGAACATATTGGACAAATAAGGACGTTGCCGGAGGTACGTTCTAACAGAGAGGCGTTTGATGAAAATTGCTGTATATGCAATTAGTAAAAACGAAGAACAGCACGTAAAAAGATTTTGTGATTCCGCCAAAGATGCAGATCTTATATTAATAGCGGACACCGGTTCGGAAGATAGGACCGTTGAAGTAGCAAAAGAGTGCGGCGCTCAGGTTTACGAGATATTTGTGTCTCCCTGGCGCTTTGATGCGGCAAGAAATGTCGCGTTGTCTTTAGTGCCCAAAGACGTCGACGTGTGCGTGTCGATGGATTTGGATGAGGTGTTAAAACCAGGCTGGCGAGATTACGTCGAGAAAATATTTAATGACGGCCACACCAGGATGGGTTTTGGGTTTGATTCTGGCAACGGATTAATATTCTATCCGTCTAGGATTCATGCTCGGTCTGGGTATTACTGGAAGTATATGTGCCACGAGTACATTACTCCAGACTCAAGACACAAAGACATTTACGCGCAGACAAACGATGTGCTTATGTCACATCACCCCGACCCAACAAAGTCTCGTGGGCAGTATTTAGAGATGTTAAAGGTCGGCGTGCAAGAAGACCCCAACTGTTCTCGCATGTCGTACTATCTAGGCCGTGAGTACACTTACAGAGCGATGTGGGAAGAGGCTACGTCAGAGTTGCAGCGCTATCTGACACTCAAAGGCGCTATTTGGCCTCTTGAAAGAAGCCACGCCATGAGAATGATTGGCGGGTCATTAGAGAATTTGCATCAAGATGGAATGCGGTGGTTGAGAATAGCGTGCGCGGAAGAACCATCGCTCAGAGAAAATTGGTACGAGCTGGCCTACGGGTGCTATAAAAAAGATTTGTGGCCAGAATGCTACGGAGCAGTCAAAACCGCACTTAGCATAACCCAAAACCTTGCGCAGCACACGTACAACGCGGCAGCGTGGGGGTATTTACCGCATGATTTGTTGGCATTAAGTGCTCACAATTTGCAATTAAAAGATGAGGCAATTAAACACGGGCGAATAGCAGTTGCTATGGCGCCCGAGATAGAAAGATTAAAAACAAACCTTAAGTTTTACGAGGCATAACAACCATGGCACAAGCAGGCTACACCCCGATACAAACCTATCACTCCACGACAACTGGAGCGCAACCGTCTGCGGCAAATTTGCTGGTGGGTGAGCTTGCAGTTAACGTCACGGATAAACTACTTTACACAAAAAACGGCAGCGGTACTGTTGTGGCAATTGGCGGAAGTGGCAACAAGGCCGGCGGCGCGATTGTGGTAAACACAACGACGGCAACAGAGAGCTACACATTTCCTGCCGGCACAAACGGATTTTCTGTTGGGCCCATCACGGTCGGCTCGGGCATCACGATAACAGTCTCCAGCGGCCAGCGCTGGGTAGTAATTTAAGGAGTAACGAATGAGTACGATTGCAGCAGGACTCACCTCCGGCACCGCGCTGGTTAGCTCTGGCGATACAACTGGCCAGCTAGTTCTACAGACCAACGGAACGACTACAGCACTAACATTAGGCACAGACCAATCGGCAACTTTTGCTGGAAGTGCAACAATTTCTGGTAAAGCTACGTTAACTGGGTCAAGTAGCGTAGCTGGAGCAAAGATTGCCGATGTCTTGGAGACCGCCACAATCTCGGCTACGGCAGCCACCGGCACGATCAACTACGATGTAACAACCCAGGCGGTGCTGTATTACACATCAAACGCCTCGGCCAACTGGACGGTTAACTTCCGTGGATCAAGCGGCACTAGCCTGAATACCCTGATGGCAACCGGCGAGTCTCTGACCGTGGCCTTCTTTGTGACCCAGGGTGCAACGGCTTACTACAACAATGTGGTGCAGGTCGATGGATCGAGTGTTACGCCCAAGTATCAGGGTGGGACGGCGTGGTCGGCTGGTAACGCCAGCAGCATTGACGCTTACACGTATACATTGATCAAAACGGGCAACGCCGCATTTACGGTCTTTGCCGCTCAGACTAAGTTTGCCTAAGGAATAACGATGCCGTTGATCGCCACAAGAGGAGCAGCATCAGCGCAGGGATTTGGGGAGTTTGCCCAGTCCGCAGCACCGGTATACATCGAGGATGTGTTTAGCACATACCTTTATACAGGCAATAGTTCGACACAAACCATTACCAACAACATTGATTTGTCCACTAAAGGTGGGATGGTGTGGTTTGGTGGAAGAAATGTTGGAACAAATAAATCAGTTTATGACACCGTTCGCGGTGCAACATTTGATATATGTACCAATTTAACTCAACAGCAATTTGCAAGAACTACTGCGCTTACTGGATTTACAACAAGCGGATTTACTCTAGGTGCGGATACTGTTACTGAGGCGGTTAATAAAAGTGGAACAAACTATGTCTCTTGGACATTCCGCGAGCAGCCAAAGTTTTATGACATAGTTACTTATACTGGTAATGGCTCTGCTCCTCGCAATATCAGCCACAATCTTGACTCCAGCCCCGGCTTTATCATTATCAAGCGCACCGACAGTACAGGTGATTGGTGGTGCTGGCATCGTAGTATTGCCAATAAAAATATCTATCTAAACTATACGGATGCTGCTGATAGCGGGGCAAACCCGATGATCAGCGCAGTTAGTAGCACTAACTTTACGCTGGCTACTAACCAAAATGCGACGATGAATATAAATGGGGCAACCTACGTAGCCTACCTATTCGCCCATGACGCAGGTGGCTTTGGCTTAACTGGATCAGATAATGTAGTTAGTTGTGGTAGTTACACGGGCGATGGAACATCTGACGGTTCTAAATTTGTTTCTCTCGGCTATGAACCTCAGTGGTTATTAATTAAAAGAAGTGATTCATCCACTAACGGTGCTTGGGTAATGGTTGACAATATGCGCGGGATTGTTACATCAAATTCTGCTGCATCTAATGATGCTGTTCTTGAAGCAAACTCAAGTGCGACAGAAAACCTTGATGGTATTTGTCAATTAAGTGCTACTGGTTTTAACCCGCTTGGCGGGTATTCAAATATAAATGGAGCAACCTACATCTACATCGCCATTCGCCGTGGGCCGATGAAGACTCCTACGAGTGGGACGAGTGTTTACGAAGGAACTGTAAGAACAGGCACAGGAGCAACCGCCTCTATTTCTGGGTTGGCGTTTCCTCCTGATCTGGTGATCACTCGCAATCGTCCGTCTAACCTTAATGACAAATCTGTTGTATTTGACAAATTAAGGGGCGCTACAAAGTATTTAATTACATCTGGGACCGATGCAGAATTAACTGGCGCAACAACGCTTACTTCATTTAATCAAACAGGCGAATCTTTTGGTGATGCTGGTACTGTAAACGGCAATGGAGATAGTTATATCAATTGGCAATTCCGCCGCGCCCCCGGATTCTTTGATGAGGTTTGCTATACAGGAGATGGTGCTAATACAAACAATGTAAGCCATAATCTTGGCGCTACACCGGAAATGTTAATTTTTAAGAGCCGTAATAATGCAGATAACTGGGCTGTATTTTTACCCTCATTAGATATTTACATTAGATTAAATAGCACCTCTGGAAAATTAAATGGTAGTAGTCTGCCAAGTGCAGCAACTTCAACAACATTTGATGTTGGGAATACAACTGGCTACTCATCTGTAACCGGAGCGCAAAACAACTCTGGATATACTTACGTTGCATACCTATTTGCCTCTGTATCCGGCGTCAGCAAAGTAGGTTCATACACAGGAACCGGCGCACTGCAAACCGTAAATTGCGGATTTACCGGTGGGGCTAGATTTGTGCTTATCAAGCGCACCGACTCAACTGGTGACTGGTATGTGTACGACTCAGCCAGAGGCATATCGTCAGGTAACGATCCATACCTGTTCTTGAATTCCACTGCGGCTGAAGTTACTAATACTAACTATGTAGACACAACATCGGTCGGGTTCCAAGTCACCGCAGCGGCCCCGGCGGCATTAAATGCAAATGGCGGAACATTCTTGTTTTTTGCAATAGCATAGGAACAATCATGCAAATCAGACTCAGACAAACCGGCGCAGTGATGTACGAATCAGAACTTCGCCAGTACCTAAAAGACAACAACGGCCCGTCCTTTGACCGGCTGACCGACGAGGTCATGGAGGCCATCGGTGTCGATCCGGTCTTTGAAGGCCCACAACCCTCAACCTCCGGCCCGTATGAGTATGTCGCTCGGCAGGGCGTCGAGCAGATTGGGAATAAGTGGCACACCAAGTATGTCGTCCAGACGCTGGATGACGAGGGTAAGGCCGCGAAGGACGTCGAGGTGGCCGGATCGGTGCGGTCAGATCGCAACCG